CAAGGACCCAATCGAACAAAAAGAGCCTATGATAGCCAAGACTGAAAAGGATGTGGAATAATGCCAGTGAGAATTAGAAAAGTCGATGGCTATAGAGTATCAACGCCGCATGGGGTGAAAGCGAAGCATACAACAAAAGAGAAAGCCGAGAGCCAAAAGAGATTGCTAAATGCAGTCGAACATGATTGGGAGCCTACTGGCAAGCGGCGTAAGAAGCATGGTAAACGAAAGCCCAAAACCTTAATGAGCAGATAGGAGATTTATCATGGACGATCCAAATGCTAATCCTGATGATTCAGGGAAGTTAGTGAGTTTCGTAAATCCGGACGGTTCTTTCGCTGAGAACTGGCTGGATGCAAAGATTAAAGATGAAGAAAGCGGTGAGGAAAAGAACCTTTTCGGTGAGGACATTAGAACCGATCAGACGATAAGAAACCTCAAGAGTATTCCAAAGACTCTTGAGATGCTTAGGAACACTCAAAAGCTGGTTGGTAAAAACAAGATTGCCATTCCCGGTCCCGAAGCGACCGATGACGAATGGAATGTCGTAATGAAGGCTTTAGGCTATCCCGATAATCCTGAAGGATATAATCTTCAAATGCCTGCCGATATAGCCAAGCCCGACAATGAGCTTCTCGACTGGTTTAAAACGACTTCGCACAAGCTCCGTTTCTTGCCGGCACAAGCACTTGGTTTGTTTGCTGAATGGAATGAGCTTATGAAGCAACGCCATGAGAAATTAACTAATGATTTTCAACTCAATCTTGAAAGAGGCATGAATACCTTGCGAAGTAAATGCGGCGCAGCTTTTAAAGAGCGAATGGAAGGTGCGGAGAAGATAATTGATACCGCCTGTGATGGTCTTAAAAGATATGGATTCAATGAGGAAGAAATTAAGGACATCAATGAACGATTAAGTAACGACATTCTAAAAGACCCGCGGATCGGGGCTATTATGATGGTTCTCGGTGAAATGATTTCCGAGGACAGATTACATCTCGGCGGAAGAAAATTGGGCTTTTCTTTAACACCCGATGAAGCCAAAGCTCAACTAAACGAAATAAGGGGAGACTTAAAAGGCCCTTATTGGAAGAAAGACCATCCAGAACACAAAGCGATGGTTGAAAAGGTTGACATGCTAACGAAAATAAGTATGGGACAAACTTGAAATTTCAAATCTCAGATTTGAGATTTATTTGAAATCCAGGCAGCCTGCAAAGGTCTGGTTGATACGCCCAAAAGAGGGCCGTTGACCAAAACGTAAAATGCAGGGGAATCTGGCATGCCAGGCAGTTCTCCGAAAAACGCAGTTTAGATTTGACAATTTATTTTGTGTTTTTAAGGAGAACAATAATGGCTTATACACCTGAACCATCCTTCATAAAACAATTCGCTGATAATTTCGAGCAACTTTATATGCACGGAACGGAAGGGTCTTTATTGAGACCTTTTGTCCGTACAGAAACACAAGGCGGAGAGATGAAGTTTTTCGATTTTATCGGCGAGACAGAAGGTCAAGAACGTAGCTCACGTGATCCCATAACACCTAATATGGAAGTTCCACATACCAGGCGGAAATCCGTAATACTTCCCTGGGACTGGGGCAAACGAATTGATAGCATTGATAAAGTTCGGATGCTTAAAGACCCGCAGAGCGAGTATATGCGCAGCGCCGTAGCCGCTTATGCTAAATTTTCAGATATGACAATTCTGCATGGATTAGGAGCTATCGTCTATAGCGGCAAAGAAGGCACTATCGCCATAAATAACTATGATGCTGACGAATGCAGAATTATCAACGGCGATGGAACACTTGTAGATGCTGGCTCGGATGCTTCAGATACAACCGAAACCTATCTGACAGTGGCTAAGGTAGCTCTTATGGGCGATCTGATGGATGATTTGAATATCCCACAGTCGGACAGGCATATCGTTGCGAGCGCTATCAATAAATGGAAGTTTTTGCAAGAAACCGATGTCAAGACTTATGATGTCAATACTATCAAAGCATTGGCTGCTGGCTCATTGACGGACTTCATGGGATTTCACTTCCATTGGCTGCCGACAACTTATTTCGAGACCCATTCGGTCGATACCGGCTGTATCAAATGCTTTGCCTTCCATAAGGACTCGATAATGCTTGCTACCGGCACCGGCCCTGATGCAGAAAAAACAGAAATATATCCACACCCGGATTACTGCATGAATACGCAAATATATCTCTTGCGTATGCAGGGAGCAACTCGACTACAAGGGAAGGGAGTCATTGAGATACTGTTGAAAAAAGCGAGAAGCTAAACAAGCAGTGTGATTAGTGAGGGTGATTGATTTCTGTGTTAGATTTGACACAAATAATAAATTGACTTTTTAAGGAGACTAAGATGTATATCGCACCTATAAGTTACGGTAGGAAAAATATTCCTACAGCCTTCATGGTTGATGGTGAACCATTAGAGAATGCCCTGTATGTGCCGGAAACCACACAAAGAAAACATCTTGGCACACGCGGTCTTACATGGGATGGCCGAGTATTCAAATATGCAAAATCTGGTGATGAATGTTATGCTGGTCGCGGAAACATTTTCTATAATGCTATTCCTGCCACCGGTATTGATTATTCACTATTGGCTGCGGATGCACCTGTTGGCAGTTTATCAGTCAAAATGACGAATCAGGGAGTTGTGGCTCAGACAGAAGATGGGCTATGTGGCGGACAGATAGTTTTGAAACCAGCCGCAGGTTCATCCGATGCCATTTTGCAATTCCGGGGAGTCATTGGAAATACTGCCGGTGGCGTTAGTGATGTTATTACGATTTACCTCGATGCCCCGCTTGACAGAGCACTAACATCGGGTGTAAGTTATGGTTTCGTGATGCCTTCGCCCTGGTCGGATGTTCGGTACACCGATGCTTTAACTAAATGTTCTCATTGTGGCGTTGCAGCAGCGTATGTTAGCGCCGCAAATTACTTTCACTGGGAGCAAACATGGGGCAAGTGTTGGATTGCTCCACAAGCGGAGTGCGGAACATTGGCTTATGGTCGAGAAGTTGTCTGGCGCTATGATGGTAGCATACAGCATCGAGGCTCAAGTGGTATCGATGGTCTGGAAGGTCAGCTTGCCGGTTTCATCATGGATAACAATGAGGCAGATAATGGTTCAACTGTGATTTTCCTGCAAATCACTCCTATTTAAAAATAACAACATGGAGATAGTTCCAGACGATATAAGTGACAGGGATTTGCGAGAGGAAGTTAATCGCAGAACCCATAAAGCCGGTTATACAACCAGAGAAGGCGCGCCGATTCCGCCGAAGATTATGACGACTGTGCCTTTCGGCGAGCGAAAGTTGAATATCTGGCCAAGAGACAAAGACGGTAACTTGATTGAGTAAAGGAACAAATTATGGCAAGAGAAGAAAGTCCTCAAAAGAACGAACCAGTCGAAGAAAAGAAAAAAGCAGGTTCTTTTCGACATCAACAGATGATGGCCAAGAGAAACACACCACCATCCGAAAAGAAATAACCTGAAAGTATTGAACTGAAAGGGAGCGCCCGAGCGCTCCCTTTTCTATGTAAGGTGAAAAGAAGAAATAACTATGGCCATTTCAATTACACAGATATGTAATGCCTCACTACTTAAAATAGGAGCTAAGCCTATAAGTGATTATGATAGTAAGGAGGATACAAATGCAGAGCATTGTAGATTTTATTGGCCTATAGTTTCGGATGCCATTCTAAGAGCGCATGAATGGAACTGTGCATCGTCACGAGCGAAGCTTACTCAATATGAGAACACACCAACTTTTGGTTATAATTATTCTTATGCGTTACCTACTAAACCTTATTGCCTGCGGGTTCTACGAATGGTTGACCCCAATACCGATGGGTGTTTGGATGCAGTAAGTTATCCCTGGCGGGTAGAAGGCAGGCATTTTTTATGCAATGAAAGCACAGCTTACATAAGGTTCATAAAAAGAATAACAGACCCTAATGAATTTGATTCTTTATTGGTTCAAGTTTTAATCTATTCTCTGGCAGCCGAATTGTCACCGGTTATAAAACAAAACAAGCAATTACCGGAAGATATAGTTAATTTCCTCACAAAAATATGGAAGCCACTTGCTTACTCTATAGATGCTCAGGAAGGCTCTGTAAGACAAATGCAGGGCAAAACTTTATTGCGGTCGAGGATTATATGAAAAAAGTTATATTCATTTTATTATTGTGTTCTCTGTGTTTTGCTGAGACTTTAACTCCGATTCAGCTTAATTTTAATTCCGGCGAATTGTCTCCCCTTATGTACGCAAGAAGTGATTTGCCTAAATACAGCTACGGATGTAAAACATTACAGAATATGTTTGTCATAGCGCAGGGGCCGAGCTTCAAAAGACCTGGAACACAAATGATAGCAGAGGTCAACGACAGCTCAAAATTCACGCGGATAATTCCATTTATCTTCTCTAATACAGATGCCTATATCATTGAAGTTGGCAATCACTATATGAGATTTTACCGTAATGGCGGACAGATATTAGATGGTAATGACCCCTATGAAATATCAACATCATTTTTAGAGGATGAATTAAGCGGTATTCAATATGACCAAACCGGCGACTTAATGTATCTTGCTCAGGTTGACCACTGGCTTCAAAAGCTGATTCGAAGCGGTCACACTTCATGGGCGATAGAAGATGTAAATATCGTAGATGGGCCATTCTTGCCTGAAAATGATACCAATACGACAATAACACCTTCTGATGTCAACGGGACGATAACGCTTGTTGCCGATGCAAATATTTTCGATGAAGGCCATGTTGGGGCATTATGGAAAATTTCCGAGAGAAGGTCACAGACTACTTTAAGCGGTATTCTTGATGCAAATGAAGAATCATCAACCATATCGGTAGAAGGAGACTGGAAAGCATATACAGGGGGAACATGGACTGGCCTTGTAACAGTAGAGAGAAGCTTTGATAACGGTTCTAATTGGGAAACAGTACCGGGCGCAATAGTTTATTCTGAAAATAATAGTAATCTTGAATACGATGATACAGAAACCGAATTTGGTGTCATTTATAGATTCAAAATGGAGAATTTCTCATCGGGGACTTGCAACTATATACTAAATGTTTATTCTCAATGGCAATCTGGAATTGCAAAGATTGCCAGTTATGTTGATGCCAACGAAGTCACCGCTACAGTTCTTGTCGAATTAGCTGGAACCGATGCTACAGTTAAATGGTCGGAAGGTGCATGGTCTGCCGTTCAAGGTTATCCTTCAGCTCTTACATTTTTTCAACAGCGCTTAATATTGGCTTCTTCCGGCCATAGACTTCCCCGCTTATGGGGAAGTGCAAGCTTTAATTTTGAAACTTTTGCCACAGGAGAGGATGCGGATGATCCTTTCAATTTTAAGCTTGCAACTGCAAGAGCCAATCCGATTATGTGGCTTGCAGACCAAAAGAATATCATTATCGGCACATCGGGTGCCGAGCACAGTTTTGGTCCTCCAGGTAGTGAAGGGACTTTAACGCCTTCGGACTACGAGACATTTCGACATGATACTTGTGGTAGTGAACCCATAAAACCCATCTTGGCTAATAATGCAGTTATCTTTGTCGAACATGGCGGTCGAAAATTAAGGCATATATTATATTCTGCAACAGAATACAGTTACGCTACCGAAGATTTAAGCAAATTAGCCGAACACATCACAAGCCCTTCAATAACCCAAATTGCTTTCCAAAAAAGACCTGAGCCTATTATTTGGTGTGTTCGCAACGATGGTGTTCTTTTGACAGTTAGCTACGATAGAATACATAGTGTTGTTGCATGGTCAAAACATCCGATGACAAACGGATATGTTGAGGATATCGCTGTAATTCCAAGCAACTCAACCGATCAGGATGAAGTATGGTTTGTTGTCCGGCGTATCATAAATGGTCAGACCAAACGATATATCGAAAAATTATCTTCGTGGAATTTAGACCCTAACAGTATAGCAGACTGCTTTTATGTCGATAGCGGCCTGAGCTTTGATGGCGGCGATGCAGTAGATATAAGTAATATTTCTGTTGCAGGTGACGGCAAGATTACAGTGACGGTAGATAGCTGGCCTGTCGATGGTGATGATGAAAATATAGCCGATGGAGACCAAATAAAGATAAGCTCCATTGTCGGCACAACCGAGCTTAACAACAAAGTATTTACCGTTTCGGATGCTAATGTCACGGCAAAAACCTTCATATTGAAGGATTCAGGAAATACTTTCTATTGGAACGGAAGTGAATATGGCACTTATACATCTGGTGGCACAGTTCAAAAAGTAGAAAAAGATTTCACGGGGCTTAGCCATCTTGAGGGTGAAACAGTTCAAATTCTGGCGGATGGTTTTTTGGAACCCGATGAGACCGTCACTTCTGGTGAGGTATCAATAAATAACTGGTCAAATAAAGCACATATAGGCTTAGGCTATACCGCCCAGCTTACAACTATGGATATGCAGTGGATGCTTCAAGCCGGCACAAGCAGAGGAAAGCAAATACGACTCGATAAAGTCACTTTGGATTTTTATAAAACGGCCACCTGTAAATATGGTTCTGATACAGATAATTTAATGCAGATAGATTTTAGGCAACCGAGCGATCCTGTAAATCAACCCGTGCCTTTATATTCCGGCCTTTGGGATGAAGATTGGAAAACAGGATATAAGAAGGAATATTCGATTACTTTGGTTCAAGATGAACCTTTACCTATAGTAATTAGAGCTATTATTCCAGAAGTAGGAGTTTACTAATGTCAAGTGTTATGAGCAGCGAAACTTTATGGTGGCCTATGGAGCCACCAGGGAAAAAACCAAAAACGCCAGGGATTGCTCCTACGCCTTCTCCTGCCCCAAAGGGTACAGAGATTGACAAGGCAAAAGAATTGGAACGAAAGCGGTTAAAACAAATAGGCACACCTACTCTTTTAACCTCAAATTGGTTAGGAGAGCCTAATATATTGCAAATGAGATTAGGTGGTGCATAAATGGAAATCCGGCCTTTTAAGGCTAATGATTTAGTAACTATAACAGAGGGAAAAGTTCCTTTTGGCTGGCCGGAAGTCAGAGAAAGGGCGGGACCGGCTATTACAGCAATTTCAGGTGATAAAATAATTGCCTGTGGTGGAGTTAGCATTTATGGTGTCGGTGAAGTATGGTCTGCATATACTGATGAGGCAAGAAAATCAAAATTCTGGACATTCAAAAACACTAAAGAATTTTTAGAAAAAACCATCAAAGAAAATTATCTCTGGCGCCTTGTAGCTGTAAGAAGAAAGAATATAGAAGGCGCACACAATTTTCTTCGACATTTGGGATTTGAACAAACCGATACCGGATTATACGTGAAAGTTTAACTATGGAAGCGGCTTTAATAGGAACAATGGCGGCGGGAACTGTAATACAGGCTGCCAGCCAATACCAACAAGGCCAAGCTGAGTCTGCATGGCATAAATATAACGCCGCCATATCAGAGAGAAATAGACAGGAAGCCTTGCAGGCAGGCGCATACGAGGAAAAGCAGTTCAGGAAACAGGGCAGGGCATTTAAGGCCCAGCAGTTGGCAAAGATAGGCGCTTCAGGAGTAAGCCTTGAAGGGACTCCCTCTAAACTCATGGAAGGTATTACGGGAGAGCTTGAAAAAGATGCCCTTATGATAAGACGGAATGCACAGGTGGGAGCGCAAGGATGGGGTTCCCAAGCGGCACTTGAAAGGATTAAGGGTAAAACTGCAAGGAAAGCAGGAAAGCAAAGAGCAATGGGTACATTGTTTAGTGGAGCAGGCACTTTAGGTCTTTATGGTTATGAAAGTGGTTGGTTTTAAGAAATGCCTACAATCGCACCTTACATAGCAGGTAGAACTCCGCCGAGAAGGACGGAACTTGCACAGATGGACTGGCCGAGTTACCTAACCAGTAAGCAATATGGTGGAATGGAGCAGATAGGTCAAACCATTGTGGGATTGAGCGAGAAAGCGCTTGCTCACATTGAGCGGGAAAGAATTGAAACTCAATATATTCACGGCAAGGCGCTATGGGCTGAAAAGCACGATGAGTTTGCACGTGGGCTTAGAGCCGATCCTGATTTCAATAATTACCTGCCAAAGTACAAACAATTCCGAAATGATTTAGACCAACAAATTCTCGGCTCTGCAACATCAAGAAGCGCAAGGAAGGCAATCCAAAATTACATAAATAACCAGGCTCCAATAGAGAAAGGAGTCATTGAAAAATACGCTTACATAAAAGAGAGAGACTTTAACAGGGCTACGGCCTTAGAGGATATAGAGCGATTTGAGAGGGCGGGCGATGCCAATGCTGCTGGTGCAGCGATTATAAAGTTACGCGATTTAGGATTTATGGATTATGAGGAAGCCCAAAACCGCTTATCAACTATTCAAGAAAATGTAGTTCGTTATAACTATAAAAATCTCAGAGAAGTTATTTGGAATAAGGCGCTTGAAATCGGTAACGAACAAGGATATGATAAAGCCGCCAAATTTATTGCTGGACAAAAAGAATTAGAGCCAACTCATCGTCAGCAAATGATAAACTCATTTCAATTCTTTTACGAAATGGGTGAGATAAAAACACAAAATCTAAAATCCCAAAAGGAATCTGAATTATTGCAGAAACTCGATGGAAGAAAACTTGAGCCTTCGGAACTTGATTCGGAGAATATGATTGGCTTTACGGAAGATGAGCAAAAACAATGGCGAAACAGACTTTATAATAGCATTAAACCTATAAATAAAACCAATTGGGATAAATATAACAAACTTGAAGAAAAGATACTCGATGCTCAATGGGGAAAGACCAAGAGAGAGGATGTTTTGTCCGAAATAGTTAAAGCGAGATACGACAAAAAGAGCATAACAGATAATGAATATAATGAGCTAAAGAACAGACTCGGAAAGGATTATCCTACCGATGTTATGGCGGCTTTAGACAGGGCTTTTAAGGAGCCGATGAGAACTTTTACCGCACCTTTGGCAGGAATAAAACTCAAAGACACCCAAAGACAATCCGCTTACAGGAAGGCTCTTTTGGATTGGCTCGATAGAAACTACAGTGAGGAAAAAGGATATTTGGTTACGCCAGAGGACATACTTACAAAAGCCGTAGTATTATCTTCCTTTTTTAGAAACGCAAAAGATTATAACAAATTACCTGAGCCGGATAGAATCCGCATTGTCGATGTTGAAACAGATATGATATATACGATTCCAAAAGAGCAAAGAGAAGAAGCTCTCAAAGAAATGATAACCGTTGATGGCAAGGAAATTAATAAATACCGGATAATTGAATAATGCCTTTAGATTTGAAACCAGTTGAATACGAGACGGGAACGGCTGTTGCCGATTTCGAGCCTGAACCTATAGAACAAAGGGCTAAAAATGTAGCCTCTATAGCTATCGGCAATAGTTTGTCTTTGGATGAAGCTGAAAATAGATATAACGAACAAAGATTGGTTGCCTTAAAAGACAAGCCCGATTCATTATTCAGGAATGTTAAACATTATTTCTGGCCTCTGCCAATTCCCGAAATGCCGCGAGTCAGATATACGGCGGGACAGATAAGGGACTATTTCAAATACGGTCTGCACAAAAAAGATATAGCGGCTTTGCCGGAAGAAATTAAAAAAGGAATACCGCGCGGGGTTTTGTCGATGGGTAAAATGCCTTTTCAAATGACACAGATGGCACTGGAGACAAAACCAGGCGGAATGCCTTTGGTTTCTACTACTCCGACAATGCCAATGAAAGCGATACGTCCTTTACCTCAGCTTTCCGAAAAGGCGAAAAAGATAAGTAAACGCATAGATGAATATATCAATTATCATTTTCCTCTGAATGAGGAAGTAAATTGGGATGATACACCTCTGGCAATGCTCACAAGAGATGTGACTACGAACTTGCCTAATACCGCCGCCGCTTTAGGTATGTCGATACTTACGGGTAATGCGTGGCCTGGACTTATGATTCTTGGTGCGATGGAAACTGGACGTTCATACGAAACGCAAAGAATGTATGGTGAGTCGCCAGGCAGTGCGGCATTGAAAGGAATGTTGAGTGGCGGAATAGAAGTAGTAACCGAAAAGATACCTTTTGATTTTATGCTCAAAGGCAATATTGTTGCAGGTTCAATATCCGAAGGCTTGCAGGAGAAAATAGCGGGGCTTGGCCAGAATTACATTGATGAATATACCCGCCTTACAAAACAAGAGGGAGTAGAGCCGAAAGAGGCTTCTAAGCAAGCCATTGAGTTTGCCAAATCTCAATCCAACGAAGATATGCTCGTTGGTAGTATAATAGGTCTTTTAGGTGCCGGTGCGATTAAAACAGCACAAGTATCAAAAGCTGCCGCCGAACAAATCAAGGCAAAGCAGGCACAGGGTCAACAATTAACACCAGAGGAACAAAAAACTTTAGAAACAGCAAAACAACAAGGTCTTATTGATATAGAAGAAGCCTATGGAATGACAAGACCTCTTATTTACGCAGAAAGACCTTCTATTGAAACATTATTAAGAGAAAAACTTACGGAATTAGGATGGTCTCAAGATGCGATTGACCAGATTCCGAAAGAAAAACAAATACAAATTGCGGATGAAAATATTTCACCAATAGATATATCTGAAAAATTAGGAAGGCCGATTGAACAAATAGAGCCAGAAGAAATAATAGCAGAATTACCTAAGACACTGGAACAAAAACCTATTGAACAAATACCAATTGAGCAAACTGTTGGTAAGCCTACTGGAAAATGGGGTTCAAAAAATACTGGCGTGACATTAGAAGAATATGAGGTTATTAAACAAAGAAGGACAAAAGAAGGTGGAAAATTAAAGGGTGGCAGAGAAGCGGGTGGCACTATACTTTTCGACCCGCAAGAATGGTCTGATTTAATTAAGATAGGAAAATTTCATCTTGAAGCAGGAGCAAGAGCATTTGCTGATTGGTCGAAAAAGATGGTTGAAGATTTCGGGGATAAAATCAAGCCGCAACTTAATGATATATGGACCGAAATAAATAAATCTGCCGAGACAAAAGATATTCTTGGTGGATTAGACCCGTTAATGCAAATAACCCAATCTCTCAAAAAAGCACGGAAGGCCACTAAGGAAATTCAGAGAGAGCAAATTGAAGAAAGAAAGCGCCGTGTGGCCGCAGCCGCAGGAACTTTGGAATGGTTATCCGAAAAAGGTGTGGCAAGTAAAGAGGCCATAGAACGTTCAACAGGAATGTTGAGAGGCCCGCTTACTGAATACAAGCAAAAATATGAATCAATAGCTGATGTGCTTGAGCCCGGCGCTCTTAACGCCGCTTATGATAAAATTGCTAATAGTGAACTTCAATACTTTGAGAAATTAAATCTTAAAACTGCTTTTGAAAAACTTGTCGATGGTGCATATCTAACTCCAAGAGAAGCCAATTTGATTGCTGATTTCTTCGGCGCAGATATGGGGCGAGAAGCCAGTAAAAGAATACCTTATCGCACTTATAAAGCTCTTATAAATTTCTGGAAGGCGGGACTTCTTACGGGAATTAAAACTTCGGGACTTAATACATTCTCCAATGCTTTTCATGGCGCCACAGAAGTTGTTAAAGACATTCCCGCTTCTGCTATTGATGTAGCAATTTCCTTAAAAACTGGACAAAGAACTTTGGCTTTAACAATACGTGGTTCTGGTAGAGGCTTAGCGGAAGGAGCAATTAAAGGATGGGATTATCTCAAAACAGGGCATGACCAAAGAGATGTGGCTGCAAAGTATGATTATGTAAAAATCAATTTGAATGGCAGCGAGTTTGCTAAATGGGCGCAGGCTTACGAGGATGCAATCTTTAGATTGATGGGTGCGGAAGACCAGCCCTTCTATTATGGAGCTAAGGCTCGTTCCCTTGAAAGTCAGGCAATAGCACAAGTTAAAAATGAAGGATTAACGGGTAATGAAGCCAGTCAATTCATAAAAGGTCTTTTGGAAAATCCTACCGATGAAATGATTAAATATTCGATTCTGGATGCGGAGACGGCGGTATTTCAAAATCGCACCATGCTTGGTGATATTGGCAGGATGATGCAAAAAGTACCTGGGGGTGAAATCATAGTGCCGTTTAGCCGGACACCTTCTGCTGTTGCGATGCAGATAATAAATTATTCACCTGCTGGAGTGGCTAAAGCGATTTTTGAGAATGCGCAAAGAGGTAAATTTGACCAGCGAATGTTCTCTCAACAAATAGGTCGAAGTCTTACCGGCACGGCAGTTTTGGCTTTGGGAACAATTTTATTTAAAGCTGGTTTAATTACTCTCGATAGACCAAGAGGAGAAAGAGAGCAAAAATTGTGGGAACTTGAAGGGCGAAAACCAAACTCAATAAAGATAGGCGATAAATGGCGAGATGTTCAAGTCCTTGGGCCTGCGGGAAATCTTCTTGTAATAGGTGGTCATTTTGCAAATGCGCTTGAGGAAAAAGGGAGTCCGACAGAAGCCATAGTTATCGCAATAAGTGGTGGTGCAAAATCGTTTACGGAACAGACTTTTGTTCGTGGAATTAACATGGCTGTAGATGCTGTAACTGACCCCGAGCGCTCTTTTGAAGTATTCTTTACAAGTCTTGCAGGCTCTACGGTTCCCGCAATTATTTCCGATATAGCAAGGGCGACAGATACTACCGAAAGAATTTCTAAAGGGCCTACTCAAAGAATCAAAAGCAGAATACCAGGACTTCGAGAAACGCTTGAACCAAGACTTGATGTATTTGGAAATGATTTACCGAGATATGGCGGCAATCCTTTTGAGGTGATGTTAGACCCGACACGGCCATTCAAAATTAAACAAGATGTTGTTGTAGATGAACTTCGCAGGCTATGGGATAAGGACATTAAGGTTTCACCTACTATGCTTGGCACAAAATATGGCTATGAAAGTTTAACTCAAGAAGAAAATACAATGCTCTGGCATAGAGCGGGAGAATTAACCTATTTTGGTCTTTATGACTTAATATATAGTCCTGATTATTTGTCAAGTGATGATGAGAAAAAAGGAAAGCTCATCGAGAAAAAAGTAAATGAAGCCAAAAACATTGCAAGGATTGAAATGTCCGAACAAAAAATATATGCTGGTAGTTCAAAAGAACAATTATTAGAAAGTGGATTATTGACAAAAACATTATCTAAAAAAATAAGATAAAGACCAAAGGACAGGCATAGGCGGATAGTTACCGCTTTGGATAAAACCAGATGTGCTTTTTCTTTTGGCCGCAGAAAGGAGTTATTGAAATGAAAAAGGTAATTGCAGCAGTAACAATTTGTGTATTGTGTATCGTGGCATTTGCAAGTGTAACAACGGAGTCCAACCGTTCAGGCCCGTATAATTGCGATGGTAACGATGTGACTTTTGAGTTTGATTTTCCTATTGAAGATACAGGCGACCTCATAGTTATATTAACGGACACAACTACAGCCGAACCAACTGTGCTAACGGAAACCACGCATTATACGGTCAGTGCAACGAATAATGATTACTTTGCAGGTCCGGGCGGTTTGGTGACTACCGTTTCCGCTTATGCTTCGGGCTATACGATAACAATTATCCGAGACACATCGAAAACGCACGATAGCGAGTATGAAATAGGCGGCAGATTAGATACCGAGGTTATAGGCAACAGCTTTGATAAAGTGACTATGATAGCCCAGGATTTGAACGACTTGGCACACACGGCCTTGCGAGTGCCTATCGGTGAAGGGGCAATAGGCGAAATACCAAACAAAATTGAAAGGGCCAATAAATATGCCGCTTACAATTCTACTGGCGCTCCAATAGCTTCGGCTGGCCCGACAGGTGATTCCGGTGTCCCCGTAAGCAGTTATATAGCAGAAAATATATTCGGTCTCGCCAATGCCGTTGAAATACTTGATGTACTTGGCGTCAGCCCTTTTATTCAAACAATATTCAATGATCCCAATGCCGCTAAAGCCAAAAATACACTTAATATCACAGAGATAAACGTTTTGGATTATGGTGCTGACCCAACGGGCGTTGCGGATTCTACGGCGGCGATTCAGGCGGCGAT